GAACCATCCCAAGGTTCGGGAAGCCTCTCCAGATCGGGCTGGAAAGGTTGATTGGGCCATCGCATGCCAAACATGCGATATCTCTTGTCGAGCGTTTTGCCCTGGAGTGATGAAAAATAGATCGTCGGATTCCGTTGGTGGCAACAGAAATTGTGGATGATCATAAATGTTGAATGACACCGAACGCTCATATGAGAGGGCTCGGCGTATGGCAGTATTGCCGGAAGATCCAACAAAAGTGTCTTCTGGGTCCAAGGTAGGAACGCTAATTAACGCTCCAACATCCAAGGCTGAACCCAAAGGAACGTACTCAATTACGAATTCCTTGGGGTACCAGAAGGTGTAGTTTTCAGAGATTTTGGCGAGTCGTGTGGAACTCAGCAAAGTGGGATTTAATGGTATAGAGGCTACGACTTGCCCGGGGGTGGTGGGGAAAGCGCTAGACTCAGTTTCTACAACTATGGGATAGAGTGATTCCGTGCCAGCTATAACCAGACACTCCCCAAAACGAGTTTTGGAAGTGGTGGCCATCGGTGGTTTAATGTCAGGGAATTCACCGTGATAGGTGTAATTCTCCACAACTGGTATGTCCGTATGTAGAGAAGTATTGAACTTTGATGCTGTGACCAAGGTGTGTTCTCCCCTCATTAGATGAGAAGAGCCTTGATAATTGGGACGACAATAGGAAAGAGGTCTTTTGCCGTTTTTAGCATCTTTTGAAGAAATGTTTTTGTGGGGGCGATTTTGTTTTCTCGCAGGTCTTGTTTTAACAACTCGGCGGTTTGGGCGTGGTCCTCGCGGTTGAGGTTGACGCCTTTGCTTTCCAAGTTGCTCAAGATGCTGCTTAGTTCGTCTAAGATTGATGTTATTGTTTGTTTTTCCATTCATGTGGTTAGATGGGATGTTGTGTTTGATGGTGTGGTGTTGCTTTTAAATACTCTTGACTTCAGTCAATTTCACAGCGGCGCCTTACTGTAAATCCACCTTCAAACATGATTCAAAATCAATGTCAGTAGACACAAAATACGGTAGATCAGTGGCCTGTTTAAGTTGTTCGACAAAATTTGAAACGTCCAATTCTGTCAAACCATAACGTTGATACAGGTGATCTGAAGTAAGCGGTGTAGGTTCGCAACCAACTGTAGAGTGGATTGCGTATTTGTTGCTAATTTCTTCGCTTACAACGTGTGAGGTGATTTCCAAAACCCTTGCACACCACTCCCGAAGGAGTGGAACGTGCTGGACATCACGATAGAGACCTAATGCAACACCTCGTGCGTGCTGCTTCGGATTCTCCACTTCGGTTTTACTGAAACCGATTTTACAAAGGACTTTAAAAGGCTTAGGACCCAGAACATATCCCAAAGGATGCGAACTGGTAGGCCAAAAGTACCTTGAACAATAGTCCAATCCCACCACGTCTTTAGTTATTTTAACAACTCGGACGCAGAAACCCAATTCAGCACTGATAGC